TGGATGGGAGTCCATCTCCACCCAATCCGCATTTCCCTTGCGGACCGGTAATCATACTTCCGGCTGATGCCGGAAGATTCTCCATTATGATACCGGCTACGCTGCCATACGATATAGTAATAGTTGTCGTTATCAACCTCGACTTCTTTACCAACACGTATGGTCACGCTTAGCGATCGAACCTCATCACGCTGAAATCGATAGTAAGATGCTTCGAGATCAGTAGACGGGGAATCAGCAGACCAATACCTTTTCCTTAGGTGTTGGTTTGTTGGATTTTCGCTAAATACAGAAAACCCTGCATCTTCATCTGTTGAGAAGAGAACAGGGTTACAAGCAATATCACCGAATATCTTGCCAAAGATCCGGTGGTATTTTACTATGCGAATGATAGTTTGCCTTAAATTAAGGTAACCCATCTTATACGCATGGTTAGCCATAGCCGTTAAGGCCATAGCCGCTTGTACTGTCATACCTTTCGATTTTAAGCCCTTGGCTTTGAATCGAATGGGCGTGACGTCAGCTCCGTTGAATGCATATACACCACATGATTCACGGAAAGCTTGTTCGCCAACAAAAGATTTCTCCTCGTTGACGGTGAAGCCTAACTGACGTAGCAGGGTCATGACCTTAGGAGTTAACCTCGTATCAACTACGATGTCATCTCCGTAGACATGAACAGGTTGATACCGATTGAGCGTGAACTGGTAGTCGCGGTGGAAAAGTCCGCGAAGTTCACGATCAAAGTCGAGTTTGCTTATCGACTCGGTATCTTCCGGGGTTAGACCGTTGCGATCTAGTATTGCGGCTAGAAATACAATAGCCGTATATACTATAGACTGCACTGGAAAACATAGTGCAGAGCCCATGGGTGCGAATTTCAGTACCCTACGACTACTTCCATCGGGAAGTTCTACGATACTCGTCCTTGTTGCCGCCAGATATTTGGCAATATAAGGCGGAAACACAGCTTTTGCTAGCTGCCAGGATAGAGTATCAGATGCAGAGCTTAAGTCAATCGTGTCAATCGAACTGGGGAACTCCGATCCAAAGATCGCAGCCTCCTGGTTGTTTGACTGATTTGTGATGTCGATCGCATCTCGAAAGAGGTGTGATTGCATCTCGGCTTCAAGGTGTAGGCGTACCCCTTGTTGGGAGTACTGAAATATGTCAGGTTCCATGCAAATGGAGCGTGACTTATACCTATCCTTAGCCACGAACTTAAGTCTACTCATTTCTAACGCAACGGCACGAGCTATGACATCCTCCGACGGTAAAATTGTCGAGAGGGGTACCCCAAACCAGCGTTCAATCATGTGCTGGATCCTTGGGTGTAGTGATATCACGGCATTTTTGTGTGCCGTGGTCCTCACTCCTCGCTCAGCTACAGCCCCACTCCCATGTTTGGGTAGGAATGGTAAGCTATCTATCCTATTAGGTAAAGCGCGTGTTATAATAGCGCGTAAGCTATGTAGGATAGTAGTAGGCAGATCGAGATTACCAAGTCTCTCCTCAACCTCGAGCCAATCTCGTAAGGAGTTGGCATCTAATTCAGGATCGACGTAGTGCATCTTCTTTAAGAAGAGTGTCACGCTATCGATATACTGAAGAAGGCGAGGGTCGAACGTCCTAGTGAAGGAGAGGTACTCCCGGAAAACCGGAGTATCCTTGAATCCACTAAGGAATGCACCTGTTGATAGGTGTTTATCAGTATGCTTCAGCTGTTTGTGTAGCTGATCTGATAAATTCGACAAGTGAGACATAGCGGATTCTGTGTTATAAACCAGCTGGTTCTTGAACCGCTGGTAGACACGGAATGGCTTAATCTCATTTTCGAGAGGGGTGTCAGAAACTAGTGACAACAACATCAGGATTCCTAAGGCAACAGTCGGGTGATTGTTGCCATGGGCCTTACGCAGTTGTTCTAGGTCGGATGAGGTCAGAGTGATTAACTTCTGACCTTCGAGCGTGGGAAGTTTGACCTCCCACTTAAATAACACCCTAGAGAATCTTAGGGCCGTTATGCTCGAGGATACTGACGACGTCCTGTTCAGGAACGCCGCCATCCAAGGTTTGCCACAAGAGGGAAATCACGTTCTGAACGGCCGCGAGGTAACCATCTTTATCAAAGATGGGATTTACCCCTGGCACTTCAGACGTTAGGCGGAAAACCGCCGGTCCCTGCTTGAGCACGGTACCATCTGAGTCATCGACCTCTTGAACATAGGTCTTAAACTCGATGGTCAGCTGCGAACGACCCGAAGGGGTCTTATCGCTATAAATGCTGATACGTGCTTCAGCTGGCAGATCAGGGTCACCTGCGTTAATAACGTATAACGCATGGGTACCTGCCTTGAACTTGTTCTCGCCTGTACCGACATAGATAAAGTCGGCCGGGTCAGCGGGGTAAATCGTCGTCGCCACTGGCGTCGTCGATTGCACCGCGTTGTAAGAACGAGTTGTAGTCATGTTTTCATCCTCCTTACGAGAGATGAGATATTGACGCCTACTGCGCCAAGGACGGTTTGAGATGGATCACTTCTTGTGAACCACCTTGTAAAACAATGAGCCCACTGTCTCCCAACTCGGGAGACCGTGTCCTGGCTGGAAATCTATATCCGTGTACTGAAGTACAGGAGCAGATTTCATGACCGAACGCGTATAATAGATCAAACGCGGGTGGTCATCTACGTTCGCGCTCAGCGAACAAGCAGTGAGGATCTCGTCAGGTATATCCCAGCTCAATTTCATTGAACTGACGGAATACTTCACATCGAGTAACAACAAAAAGAAGTTGTTATCGATAGCGTCGAGTTTGTCACCGATTCCGGTGAACCAATCTGCGACGAACGAGAACGAGACCAGATCCCATAGGTTACTAAGACTAGGGAAAAGGCCCATGGCTTTAATTGGGACAAGAGCGGAAAGCACACTGTTCGGCGAGAGCCGTGCAACGAGCTTTGTATTCGCTTCAAGCCGCAATCCTGTATAAGGGGGAACGATGTTATCTTCGAAATCAAAGTAGAAGCGTCCATAAAAAGTTCTGTAATCATAGACGCTTTTACGGGTAAAGAGCCGCAAAGTATCTCCTGCCTTGGAGCTAAGCTCCTTGGCATCGGATATTGTCGGCGCTACCCCATACGAGTAAAGTAGTTCGGCGTCGGTTACGACGTCGACTATATTCTTTATTGCTCGCATGGGGTTGTGAGAAGCGTTGGCTAAAGTTTTAGCAACGCCACTAACATTACCCTTCCGAAGATTGTTAGCTGTACGACCTGCATCTAGGAGCATCTTCAAGATGTCTTTGATCTCGCCCAGTTGGGTAAGATTCTCTAGGTGATTGGCTTCAATCTGCCCTATAAGGGAGGTAGAAGCTTCTTCACCTGAGTAGTAGCAGGCGGGGAAGATGCGAGGAGCCATTTGAGACACTCTTCGGTTCCAGTCCTTCAGTAAGAGATAACTGTACGGTGAGTCGTAACGACCACCATCCAGATCTATCCGACTGAAGAGTAGCTGATCAGGTTGTAAACCTGCTTCAGGTACGCCATGCGAAAGATACGCAGGGCACTCAAACTCTAGTGTGTACTCAGACGGCAACTGCATATATGATTGAGAACTATCAGATCTTTTGATCCGAAGGTACTCAATAGGGGTCACTGTATAAGATACAAGACCCTTTATGAAGTCAGAGACAGATATCTCTTCTCCATACATATAGGGCGTCTCGGGGATATTTACACTCCACGAGTAAGAGACTGTGCATGAGAAGGTTCTACGATAGTAATACGTAAAATCTTTCTCATAGGACTCGTGCTTATAGGTTACATGGTGAACGCTATAAGCGTCACGCATGAAGACCTCGAAGTCATAAGTCCTAGAGCCTACTCCACCGAAATATGCCTGGTTATAAGTAAACCAAGTATTCGTACGCGTGGGAGCACATAAGTGCAACCAGTTGTGCGGATTTCGGGTAGCACCGCCGCTAAAAAGAAACGACGGAGTCTCTGAGCCAACTGTATAAAACAGTTGACCGTCCTCATCCCGATAATAGCGCATAGAACTCCTGGGTGGTACCTGGGTGGGCCAAGTGAAAGTACTATTATAGGCCCTATACCAGATATCATCAGGGTACTGATACGCCACACTGCCGTCTATGTTGACGTGGGTGAGTGAATTCTCACCACTGTCGGACGGGACAGCATCCGAAATAAAGTTCTCGGATGATATCTTCCCTGTAAATAGTGAATACGTGTTATGGTGCAGCGCACCAGCACGCCGTGCAGATGCCGAAACCCCACTGTCATGTGGCAGTGGTGGTAGGCCTAGGAACTCAGTGCGATATGGTTTCTCGCCACTATGTGGTAAGAGACCTATAAATCGCGATGGGTTCATGGGAGGAGAAAGAACCTCTCCCATACCAACCAGGTCGAGGATCTTCACTTGTTCGCCTGGACCATACGAGGGTATCCAACCCCAAGTATTCCAGGGACTTGAGACATATTGACAATTATATGCCCAGCTGGGCACTTTGTCAAAATTTGTCCCAAAACGAACATATTCAGAGGGAACAGTATCTACAGTTAACAAACAAACGTTCTCCTTCTTGACTAAGGGCAAATGCCCAAGGTTAAGGACCGTTTATACAACGGTCAGAGAGTTGTCTCAGGGCTGACGCCCTGAGGGTGGGCTATGC